CCACCCTCGTTTCGTAAGCCAGAATTTTGTCAATCGTGCGCTCATGGACGCCCCACTTTTTTGCTAGAGCCGCCCGAGAGTAACGAGCGGTGATGCGCTGGCGCAGACGCTTGGCCTTGTCGGCGCAAGCGCGAATGTCAAGCACTGCCGCCGCAGACAACTTGGTCTGCGGCAATTCTTCCCCGCGCTTGCAGTAGAGCGAAGGGCATTGCAAATACTCGCTACGGTTCATCCTTCGATCCTCGCGCCAAAGTCTGCTCGCATAATGTCGATGTGTTCGTCAGGATTTGCGCAGGCCATCGGGTTGGCGATGATTTCGTGGCTGCTGAAAGTAAAGGCGTCAGGCTCGCCGTTTCGCACGGGCTTGCCGTCGATCAGATAGCTGCCCTCCCAGCCGCTCGACTGATTTGCAATCGGCCACGGCACAAGGTCAGGATGTAGGACATGACTGTCGCAGCCAGTGCGCTGAGCCTCAAGCGGGATCACATCTTCCCATCGCTCGCACTGCCATTTTCCGTCAGACCGCGCCGTCGAATGCACGCAGGTGCGACAGTTGACCTGCTTGGTCAACTTGCTGCCGTGGCAAAGATCATGTGCCGGGCACCACTTGCACTTGTACCAACTCGGGTCGGTGCTGATCGGCTCAGGCATGCGGTCGGCGGTGGCAATGCGCTTGCCGCGCTCTAGAAGCGCCTCAGCGGCCTTTTTATCAAGGCGCACCCGCTCAACCCACAGGCGGTCATCGTCTTTGCAGACCGCAATGTAGACCGCACGGTCGATTCCGGTGCCGTGCATGTACAACTGCATCTGAGCCCAGTGCATCGGCTTGGATTTGTGGACGCCGTGCTTCTCAAGATCATCAAAGCTTTTTTTGCTGTGAGTTTTGAACTCAGCGATGTGCCGCTTGCGTGGCGACTCCGGCAGGCCGCTCTCAATAATGCCGTCAAGGCTGCCGCCGATGTGTGAGCCAAAATCTACCTTCGCCTGTTGATCGCCTGTTGCTCGGATGTCCACGCCGATCGCCCGTAGGTCATCAACAATTGTTGACTCCTCGGCAGAGCCTCGCCGAAACAATCGCAGGGTGCGTCCCTCAAACTGCTCGATTGCGGCCCAACGGAAGTGCAGCCAGAGGTAACGGCTGCACTCATGGCCCAAAACGCTAGCCCCCAAATGCGGCCTCGGCGGTTCTTGCTGGCTTTCATGGTGTTTGTCAATGCTCTCGATGGTGCTAAGATTTGCTGGCAGACGAGTCATGTCGATCTGTTCCTCCCCTTGTTGTTGCTTGCAATTACCCCGGCCCTCCCGCGAAGGCCGGGGTTTTTTTTGCCCGCTACCGATCTACTTGCGAGCCCAAGGCGGCGCCGCCAGGGCGGGAACCTCAGCAGCCGGCACATGGGGCCGCTCAGGCGGCGCAACCCTCGGGGATGACCCAACGGGCGCCGGAGGCGATCCAGCGGTTCCTGCGGCCTTGTAGGCCTTGACCTCGTTGCTGGCCCCGTACTGCGGGTCATTTCGGACATCTAGCTTGATGCTCAGCTCGTGCCCAACCAGCGCATCGGTGTCCGACAGCCGGGCCAGCCCAATTGCCCGCATCAGTTCGCCAAGCTGCTGCCGGCCGATTTCCTCAGCCTTGGCGGACTGGTTGCGGATGTTCAGATTGCCGAACACAACGCGCCCCTGATGGCTCGGGCCGATGATGTCGTAGCGCACCTTGATGTACTGCCCGGTGCCACTCTTGGTGTTCATCAGGTCGGCCATCGTGATCGCCGCCAGATACCAGCCGGCCGGCAAGGGGTCGTAGCTCCCGCTGCCCTGAGGCAGCGAGCCAACTTCAATCGTTTCAGACAAAAATGCCATGTCATTTCACCTCGATTTTGAATGAAGGGCGCCCGGCCTTGGCGGTAACCGCCGGAGCCAGTAGCGCGGTGATGCTGGCGTCTGCGGCCTTCCAAGCCGCCATGACGATTTCCGGTTTCCACCGGAACAGCCGGCTCAAGTGATCGGTCAGGCCGTGCTCGGCAGCCAGATCCTGCACCTTGTCGGAATCGACCTTGCGGTCAATCCGGCCGACAACCTTGACGGTGTAGGCCCCGAGCGCCAGCGTCTCGGTGCCGTCAAGGGTCTCAGAAATCCCGGCCATCGAGACCAACTGGTCTTCGATGGCGCGGCGAGCGCTGGTGGCCGCCTCCTCAGCGGCCTTGTGATGCCGCCATTCAGCGGCCAGCGCTTCCATCAATTCCACATTTTTGTTCATTAGAACGGCCCCCCAATCTTGTTGATGATCGCGCCCAAATCGGGCGCTTCCCAAGGAGACAACCGGCCGGAGCGGTCTTTCGCCAACCAAACTCCGTCGCCATCACACATCAGCCCCCGCTGGGGCACGCCCTCGGCGTCACGCTCAACGCGCAACGCCAGAACCTCGTCAAAAAAGTAGGGCAGGCTCTGCCCCGTCTTGTTGCCCGGCATCGAGGGGGCATACAGGATGCGCCCCATTTCATCGGTGGCCTTTTCGAGCTTGGCCGTGAAGTAAACATTCTTGCCCGGCAGGTCGCGGAACGCCCGGATGATGTCCGCCATTTGCTCCTGCATGGCGCCATAAGCCTGCCGAGGGTCTTTCGCCGTTTTTTTCTCGGCGTTCAAGACGACCTCAGCGATTTCGCTGATCGAGTCGAGCGCGATGCTCTCGAACTCGCGAGCCTCAGCCGACTCGACGACCCACTGGTAGGCCTCGCGTAAACTGGCGGCGTCAACGATTTCAATGAAGGGAATGTCCGCCCCTGCCAGCGACAGCAGGCCCGCCTCGGCGGACAAAATCACAGGGGTCGGCAAGGTCTGGATCAGACTGGTCTTACCGGCACCAGCGTGCCCGTAGACCAGAATCTTGACACCATCCGCCGCAAGGGCATTGGTGCGTCTCAGGTTGATAGCCATCGGCAATTTTCTCCTCTGTTGTTGGTTGCCAGACCCCGCCGGAG